AGGAAACCCCAACAGGAGGAGCTGCTTTGGCTGCAATAGCTGCTGCTGTGTCTACCTGATGTTCAGTCACTTTCAAGCCTCCACTGACCAAGGAAGACCGTTAGAGATCACAGGGGCCTTCTGAGCCTCAATCTGAGCCTCTAGAGCAGCCTCGACAGCTTCTTTGTCAATCTTGCCCCACAACCAACCAAGAACTGTTTCTTCAGTCAGGGTGTCGTAGTTCACGAATGAGTCACCGCGCTCTAGGGCTTGTGTGTTCACGATAGAAGCTGAAGTCTCACCATCAACAGCAGTAGCACCCCAATGCACTACTGTTACAAGACCATCAGAGGTTTGGCGTTCTAGGTTATTGATTTTCCATGTGATTGTCATGCTTATTGCTCCAATGCTGTAATACGGGCTGTCAATGTTTCTAGTACAGTTTGCTGTGCGTTAATGATGGCTTGTTGTTCTTGGATGGCTGCCGTTAGTGTTGCAACCAAGAAGCTGGTGTCAACAGTTTGATAATCAGGGTTTCCGTCAGCATCCACAGCGTCTTTTGTTCCCCGCACAGCTTGAGGACAAACCGCAGCAAGTTCATGGGCGATAAAACCTTCGCCTTCTTCACCATTAGCTTTCCAGCTGTATGTAACAGGCTTGAGTGTTGCGACTCTTTGCAATGCGCCTGTCATTGGCACAATGTTTTCTTTTAGTCGGTAGTCTGACGATGTTCCATAAGTTGTAGTTGAACCACTGGACTCAATGCCACCAGCAAAGGTAGCGCCAGAACCCGTATAAAACGCAACCATCCTGTTTCCAGTTGATGCCTTATTCCAACAATGAATTGCCCTAGCAGCATTAGCAGAATCTGTAACAAATGTACCGCCGCCTGCGCTTCCACCATCAAACTGCGACCTTGCAGAAAAACTGTTACTTGTAGTCCCCACCAGCAAGTTACCGCTGGAGTCGATACGGGCACGTTCTGAGCCACCTGCGCTAAACAACAAGTTTCTACCAGAAGTAAAAGTAAGATCGTTTAAGTCTGATTTAATCGTGTTGATATTGCCGCTGCCCGGTGTGCGAACAAGACGAATTTCAGGGTCAACAGAAGAGCTTGCAATATGCAATAAAGATGCTGGTGAAGTAGTACCAATACCCAAATTCCCACTAGCATCAAGCGTCATTGCTTGGGTGAAGCTGATGGCGTTACCTGCGGTGCCTGTCGGGGCGTTGTACCAGCGATGTTGTCCAGTAATCTGAGAATAAAAAGAAACAGCGCCTGCAGTAGAACCAGAATATTTCCAGCCACTATTAAAATAAGCACCTTGACTAACAATTATTTCATTGCCGCCGGGCGACCAAAGAGAGTTACCAACAAAGCCTGTTTCAACCGATTTACCTTGACTCCAAGCACTAGGCGTAACACCTAAACCTAAGTTGCCAGAACTATCAACCCTAGCTCTCTCAGTTCCACCAGTAGTGATGCCAACAGTATCAGCAGCAGGGAAGAAGATACCTGTGTTGGTGTCTCCATCGTTAGTCAAGGTAGGAGCACTTGCTGAACCATCAGGAAGGGTCAGGATAGACGGGTTAGTACCTAGTTCAACGACAGTACCTGAAGCGTTCTCAGTAAAGATACGCTTATCGGTGACGTTAACAGCTAACTCACCTTGTACTAAATCACTAGATGTAGGTACAGCTGAGGCTGTAGAGCTATTTTTAATCTTAATTGTTGCTGCCATGTGTGTTTACCTTTTAGTAGGTTCCCCCGTCGATAGTTCCTGAGAGTTTAGAAGCGTCTAGAGTAGACGAAGAAGTTAAATAACCTGCTGAAGCATGGTTTCCCCATCCGTAAGCAGTGTTCCAGTTACTTGTATTGCCACCTGCGTAAGTTGTAGCTGTAATCGTAGTGCCTGTGATGGCTCTAGCTGTCGTAGCGCCAATGGTCATGTTATCCATTGTTCCCACGTTTGTAGGAGCAATCTCAAGTGATCCAGTTCCAGCTGGCTTGATGTGAACGTGGCCTGTACCAGTTGGACTAATGTCAATTTGAGCATTAGAGCCGTTCAGGTTGGTTGAAACGTCAATACTTACGTTGTTGCCGCCGCCGCCGCCCCATTGAATTTGAGCAGTACCTGAAGCATTACGAAGAGACCCACCACCCGATCCAGAAGCATCAAAATAAGAGCTTACAAACTTAGTTGAAGCTGTGATGATAGGACTTGTGACAGAGGTGCTAAATGTCTTAGCTCCAGCAACTGTTTCAGTGCCTGTATTGTGTACAACTGCGCTGTCTGCTGCGTAACCTGCACTAGCGTGATTACCCCAACCGTAGGCAGTATCCCAATTAGTTTGGCTAGCTGTTGTAGGTATCGAGTAACCTGCTGAGAAGGTAACAGCTAAAGTACCTGCGCCTGTAATGGGTGTTCCAGAGACTGAAAGACCTGTAGGAACTGACATAGCAACCGAAGTTACTGTGCCTGTGTAAGTCTCTGAGGTTAAGTAACCAGCTGAGGCGTGATTGCCCCACCCATAAGCTGTGTCCCACTCAGTCTGTTTAGCTGTAGTTGGGATAGCGTAACCAGCAGAATAAGTTACAGCTAACGTACCTGAAGTAGTTACAGGGTTACCAGAGACAGCCAATCCTGTAGGGACTGTCATATCCACTGATGTCACACTTCCTGAACCAGCTGAACCGTTAACCCAGTTAGTACCGTTGTACTGAAGACTTTGACCGTTGGTTGCACTTGTGATGACAACATCAGTCAAGCTATCCAAGTTAGTAGGTACTGTAGGTTTGTTGCTCAGGTCGTCGTAGTCACCTGATGTAGCTACTGTAGCCAAGTCACCGGGTTGTACGGCTGAGTCAGCTAAAGTACCTTGAGCAGCAGTGGCGAAGTACCCTACATCCTCAGCAGCTGCTGTGCCTAAGTCACTAGGTTGAGTAGCTGAGTCCGCTAAGGCCCCTTGTGCAGCTGTAGCGTAAGCTGAGGCATCAGTGGTAGCAGCAGTACCTAAACCTAAGTTAGTACGTGCTCCAGAGGCCGTAGACGACCCTGTACCACCCTGAGAGATAGCGATAAGAAGTGTATCAGCTTCTGTGATACCTTCAACACTTCCCCCATCGCCACGATAGATTGCCATGATTTATTTATTCCTGTTTGTTCTTAGGGGGTCTTCCCATACGCTTCTTAGCAGGTGGTTGAGGAATCTCTTCTTCTTCTAAATCTTCCTCTTCATCTATCCACTCGTAGCCAGCGTGACCTTCCATACTGTCAATATCTACTTGTTGAGTAAATTCGACGATGTTCCCTGAAACCAGACATCTAAATTTAGCCATGATATATTTTCTCTTTCTAAAAACTACACCTTGTAGCCTTTAAAAAGCCCCCTCAATCCGTATAAAGTAGATCGAAGGGGTAAAACTATTTATTCTTATAGTTGTTTGTTTTTTAAATTAGCCTAAGCGACCAACAACCACACGAACGGTTGTAGAAGCCAAGTCAACAGTACCAGCAGATTCGTTCTGGAGACGGATAGTCACAGTATCAGCAGCGCTAACGTAAGCAGTAGCTGTAACGCCAGCCAAGCTCACACCAAACGAACAACCGAGAACCATGTCACCAAGAGCAACGCCGGGAACAGTGATAGTGTCAGAAGTACCTGCTCCGTCAGACAAAGAGTCTGCATTCAGAGTGCCAGTAGCTTTCCACATTTCAGAGAACATGCCCTGAAATTGCTTAGTACCACGTTCTACGACAACAGAGGTAGCAGCAGCCATGATTTATTTCCTTTATTTAATTGAGTTAGAAGTAACGAGAAAGGCCCCGGAGGGCCAATCTAGCTCAATTAGGCAGGAACAACCAGAGCCACAGCACCGTCATCACGCAACTCAGCCACGCCGTACAATGTATCGGCAGTGAACAAGTTAGCCAAGAACTGCTGTTGGTATTGGGTTTGCGAACGGATGCCCATTTGCTCGACCAACACGAAAGCGTCACGGTGACCCATCAAGCAAACACGTGCTGGTTGGGCAGTACCTGAACCGTTTTGAGCGTCGTTAGGAGTATCAGCGTTGCTAGACACAAACACAGACACGCCATACAAGCTACCAACTTCACCGTTACGGATGGTGTTACCTTGACCAGCTTCACCAACGAAGGCTTGCTCAGTGTAGCGGCTCAAACCCATCAAAGTGTTACGGCTTGAAGGTGGGATGATGAAGAAACGACCGTCCATTGGGGTGTCCACATCGTCCAAACGCTGAATGGTGCGACGGATAGCAGCATCAGTCAAAGCAGCTTGGTTGTCAGTGGTGTAGTCATAGGCAGTAGTACCGTCAGAACCGATGAAAGCGCCACCGTAACGAGCACCAGCACCACCTTGAACAGTACGGCCCAAAGCGATGATGTCAGAGTCGATCTGTTTAGCCAAAGCGTAACCAGCGTCTTCTGTGTAGAAAGAACGCAAGCTGTTCAATGCTTGGGTAGCCACGATGTCTTCGATCAAACGGCTGTATTCGTAGTGCTTGTTGATAGACACTGGGATGTCGGTGTCAACGTTAGCGATCAAAGTAACAGCGTTAGCTGCAACCTTGGCAGAGGCAGAACCACGTGAGGGGCTAGGAATGTGAACAGTGTCACCTTTCTTGCCACGATGAGACATTTTCTTGATGAGGTTAGCAGCAACCAAGTTCTTCTTGTAAGCAGCAACGATCTCATCAGACCAAATTTCTGGGATAAACGCATCAGCGTTGGTGGTTGTTACGGCATTGGTGCCGTCAAAAGTAGTAGCCATTTTTAAAGCTTCCTTAGAATAGTAGTAATAAAAAAATAATTATTTGACTCGGCCTTCTTGATACGCTCTCATGATGTCGTCACCAAGAGCTTCATACCTAGCAGGATCTGTCATACGAAGACGGATTAGATCAGCCCGTCGATAAACTTTCTTAGAGGATTCACCAGTACCGCCTACATCCACACCAGCAGCCTTCATAGCACTCTTACGGGCAACTTCACCAGCTGCTTTAGTCTCTTGTGCTTTGACGGACTTGATCTGTTTAAATGTAGACAACAATTCATTGGCACTGTCGTAGTCATATTCAGCGTCTGCTTTAGCGTACAAGCCCATGCGAACGGGTGATGATTTAACCCAGTTAACAAACTCTGGATCTTGTACGACTTGAGTGAAATCAGGATGATCTGAGTTCAACTTCTGCTGAATCTGCATCTTCTTGAATTGCAAGGCAGCTTCACGAGCAGCCATCACATCAGGATGATTAGACAGTTCTTTCTGGATTGCCTTCTTGGGATCTTCAAAGAAGTCAATTTCAGGCTCTTGTGGCTCAATATGTTGGGGTTTATTAGATGCGAGAGACTGTTTAAGTAGTTCGTCGGCTAATTTACGTACCTCACCTACCTCTTGAGCTTGCTTACCAATGAGCTTCTCAGCCTCTTGGTGCATCTTAATAATATCTTCTGCTGTCTTACCCTTGTACTTCTCGGGGACTTCAAAAGAGGGTGTAGGATCTGGTGTCTGTTGCGTTTGTTGTTGCTGTAGTTCTACTGCTTCAAGTTCGCTACCGGGACTACCAACTTCTTCGTTGTCATCTACTAACATATTGATTTCCTTTCCTGCCGACGTAACGGTTCTAGGATATAATTTAAAAATAGAAACTACTTCTCGGTATATGTAAATACTTATGAGTTTTGTTTTCTCTCTTGTACGAGCTTTTCAGCCCGTTTGCGCTCCCATGCGTCATAGGCACTTGGAAATGAGCCTGTAATGCCTTCTAACTTCATCATGGGTGCTGAGACAGTTCGTTGGGCTTCTGCGCCACACACCTTACAAGCAGTTGTGTACACATCTTCCTTAACTAATGCCTCGGTTTTATGATCGTTCTCACAAAGAAAATCAAAGAAACGCAGTGCCATCCTTAAATGTCTCCTGCCTGTTGAAGATCTTCGTAAGTCTTCTCATACGAGCCTTTCAGCCCTAAAAGCCAATTCAAGATGTCAAGCTGTCCTTTACGGAAATAAAGATCTTGTGTGTCCGTGACAGTTGACAGGTCGTTATAATTGGTTTTAACCTTTTGAATGTCCTCCATGAGATCTCGCCACCCTTTGGTAGCCATCATAGAGAACGCTTCTTCATAAAATCTCTGTAGTTCTTTGTCCATTTGGAGAACCTTCTAGTTACAATAACGCTACTCTAGCATAAAAGTAGCACTTTGTCAACTACTTTTTACTAGATTTTAGTAATTATTTACGTCTGTTGATCATTTGGAGGGCAGCAATACGCTCGTTTGACTGAATATCCTGTGCTTTAAGGTTAATTTCCTTCTCCTTTAGCACTCGATCAGCCAATTGGAGGCGTTTACCGAAGTCATCCCCACGATCTAGGTTGTTTGAGGCAGCTTGAACCACCTTAACACGCATTTCCTCTGGCATCATGGCTGTCTCAACCTGAATTTGTTGAGCGTTAGCGGCTTTTTCTGCTGTCTGAGCCTGAACCAAGGCCAACTGAGCCTGTAAAGTCTGCAACTGGAGCTGTTGTTGCATCATTTGAGCTTGTTGCTGTTCAGGGTTAGGCTGTGCCATCTGATCCAAGGCAGCCATCATCTCGTAGCGGTTGGTCAACGAACTGTTAGACACAATACCCTTCAAGATCACAGGCAAAACAGGGGTATTTGGGCCTAGAGTCTGGAGCAAGGCAATGAATTGCTGCTGTTCGTACTCACGAGCCATAATACCCAAGGTAGCTGTAGGCATGAAGTTCATGTCAACTGAGGGATAACGCTCAGGATCAAACTGCATGTAGCGGAAGACAGCCTTCTTGATGAAGGGAATCAGGAAGTCCTCTTGGAAGTTGGTAAGAGTACGTTTGTACTTCTTGATAATGGCTCCCATAGCAGCCGACATACCAGCGCCACCAGCGTCCCTAGCCACGTTAGACACCATACCTTGAGAGTCCAGAGTACCTGTAGCTTGGAGCAACATGCGCTCGAAGGCTTGGGCAGTCTGGAGGTTATTACCGTCTGTCTGACCGAACTTGAAGGGCTGTAGGATCTCGTTGGGGTTACCGTTGGTCAAGATTGCCTTACCGGGCTTAACCTCGAACTTAGCACCACGGGGCAGACGGGTAGCGTCGATACCGATCATAGGGGCTGTGGTCAAGGCAAGGGAGTCCATGTGGCTACGCATCTGAGCGTCAATAGCCTTTTGCATGTTGTAAGCCTTCTCCACTGTACCACGACCCAACAGGCGGTTAGGCACTGTATCGTCTTGGTAAGCGATGATAGGGCGATCCTTCATCATGTAAGGATTCTCTTCTGCCTTGAGGAGGTAGCTGTCGTTGGCAATCACGACAATGGCTTCCACCAAGTCAGTGTACTCGTCAGCGTCGCTCTCTTCAGGGAACAAGTCCATCAGTTCCTCTGTGTCACCCAAGTCAGTCAGGTACTCACGTGGGACTAGACCGTAGTAGGTCAAGAGCTTAACTTTGTCTGTCTGGAACTGTGTGTCTTCCTGAGTGACTTCCAAGTCCTCAGTGTCGTACATAGGGCCAATGTTGACCTTGCGGTAGATACCGTCTTCGATACCCTTGACGATCTTGTGCAAGCCTACGTACTTCTCAACTGCTACGCCCAAGCAATCATCAATGGCTGTACCGTTAGGGTCAAACAAGAAGTTCTTTGGGTTCACAGGCACGATCTTGACAGCTGTACGGTCTTTCTCTTGGACGCCGATAGCTGCCTGACCAACAACACCGGGGATAGGCTGTGTAGCAGGTACGTACTCTTTCTCAGTCTTGACAACGATCTCACCAATGCCAGTACCGTAGATCTCAGCCATCAACTCAATCTGGTCGATAGCCTTACGGATCTTGTCCTTCTTAAAGTCATCCATCAACTGAGCTTTAATTAGGGACACATCAATGTCGTTACCGTTCACATCCTGAACGTCATCCTCAATGTCAAAGAAGTCACCCTGACCAAAGATAGCTTCCATGATCTCAGCGTGGCGAGTCTCTACTGCTTGCTGAGTAGCAGGGGCAATGATACGGCTGCGCTCAGAGTCCCTAGTCTTGTCCTCAGCTGCCCATACACCACGGAAGATACGCTCGTACTCGTCCCACAGTTCTAGGTAGTTGCTGTTACGCCAATCACGCCAGCTGTCGCAATGACCTGTAACGTAGCTTACCAAGTCCTTATCGGCTTCTGTAGGTTCGTCGAATTCTGGGTTTTTATTTGTGTCTTCAGACATTATTTTCCTTTACCACTTAACTTTATCAGCCCAATAAGCTGCACTCATGCGGCCTTTGGCAATGTTCTTAGCATGTCTAGCCTTGAAGGACTTATTCCTAGCTGAACCATCAGGACTACCTTGTACGCCTTGTTGACCAAAACGGATAAGCTTCACTTCGTCACCATCCTTAGCCAACACAGCGTGGCTCTTGCTTGGGTGACCGGGAGTACGCTTAGGCTTGTTGTAGCCTTCAAACTCTTCTGTGCCTCGTTTAATAGCCATTTTTCTTAGCTTTCCTTGGTTTAGCTGTCTTAGCTGAGTCCTTGAAGTCTTGAGCCGAGGGAGCGCCCTTAGTACCGGGTTTTCTCATCTTCTCACCTGAGCCAGCTGCTATGCGTTTGCGCTTGGCGTTTATGTTTGCGTACAGTCCAGTTGCCATCTTAGTACCTATTGTTCTTTCTTAAATTATCAACAGCAGGGATCACCCTTAAATTATCAGGACAATGTAAACCACTGACGTTCTTACCCTGAAGCGGTACAATGTGGTCTACATGCCATTCTTGACCACTTTCCTTAGAATACATGGCAGCAACCTGATAAAGACATTTTATTTTTAACAGGTCAAATTCAGTTAACCATGCCGGAGTTCTTTGTAATTTGGCTGCTTTTCTTTTGTTTTGTAAGGCTGTACGTAAAGCTTGGTTCTTATCCCTATATTTTTTAAGAGTAACTAAATGAGCTTCCCTGTTTTCCGTACGCCACTTTTTAGCAGCTTCATTACGCTCTATATTATGTTTTTGGTCGCTGGCTTTGCGTTTCTCTTGTTGACACGGCTTACAATAACCCATGTAACCATCTTTCCTACTTTTATTCTTTGAAAAGTCAGAAAATAGTTTAGTTTGTGAACAACAAGGACAATATTTCATACAGTAATTATATCAAAATCCTGAGATTATGTCAAGCGGCTCATACTCGTCATCGTCATAATCCTGCTGATAAGATGTAACAGCGAGTTGATCGACGTACGATAAGGAGTCAACTAAGTCGTCATGCACCCCTGCTGTCGGAAACATAATGAGCTGATCTTTCATTTCGGCCCACTCACCTTTTTCATTAAAAGTAATTCGACCATGTTCCATACGTCCTTGAAGCGCCCACACAATACGGTCGGTTTTCTTTTTATTTCCATGTGTAAGATCGGTAATATGACAATACACATTATTTTTACGCATAAGGTCTGTCAGATACGGAAGTACCGCATTCTTTAAAGCCCCACGCTCAATACCTACGGCTATCGGTTGGTAATCTCTTACGGCTAACAGGATCTTGGCAGCTGTAGTCTTAATATCCCAACGTCCATGAATAATGTCCTTTACCCACCAGTTACCGTTGTCCTCTACCTTAACGATTGAGATGGCACTTTCGTCTAATCTTTTCTTGGTAGAACCAGCATTTTTTGCTACATCCTCAAAACCAGCCAAGTCAATGGCTATCACGTAGGAGCCGTAGGCAGGTTCAGATCCATAACGTAACCATTCCTCCTTGAAGACATCCTGCCCTGCGTTATCGAAGGAGGAAAGGTATTCCTGCTTAAAGGCAAAGGAGCTTAGGGTTCTTTCAGCTGCATCAATCTCTTTGGGGTCGATAGTCTCGTTGTCCCTAGTAGTGAAGTGCCATGCCTTCCACTCTTCGTCGTCCCCTTCCAAGCCTAACTTAAAGACATCGTAGAACCAGTTACGGCCTGATGGTGTCGAGATGAATAGTGCTCTACCCTTCTTGTCTGACAGAGAAGCTCGGATGATCTTCTGCCATACGTCTTCCTTGATAAAGGCACATTCGTCTAGAACCACGTAGGTAAGAGACACACCACGTAGAGAATCAGGGTTGTCAGCACCACGAACCAATATCTTCCTACCGTTGACGAGAAGGATTTCGAGGTTATTGATGTGTGATGACTTAATGACTGGTCGTCCAAGCTCATGTAACAAGTCCCAAATAATCGTTCTAGCTTGTCCCAAGGTAGGGGCTATGTACATCACAGCACTGCCTTCAGGACAGTTTAAAGCCTCAATCAGGAGGGTAACAGCTGACAGCCTAGATTTACCACAACGTCGCCCAGCAGCTACGACCTTGAAGCGATGGGTGTCCTTGAAGACTGACTGCTGCCACTTAAGGAGCTGAAAGTTAAGTTCAGCCACGAGACACTTCCTTTATTTCCACATCTGTAATAGTTTCTTCCTCTTCCGCTGCGACTTCGTTTGCGACAACAGAGGTATTAGCTAAGCCGCTGATGTTAATTGATATTTGTGGAGTACTTCCTGAGTTTTTTGCTGCTTCAAACATAGACACCGGCAAGATACGATCTACAGCAAGCTTCATAGCAGCCATTTGACCGGGGTGTCCATCAGTCATGGCTATTTCCACCATCTTGTCTAGGATCCTTGTCCCGCCTGTGGCTAACAGCCGTTCCTTGAATTCTTGGAGCCTTCCAGCATCCCCTACTGGCCTACCTAACTTACCTTTGGTTCTGTTACGTACAGCCTCTAGATCAGACTTTGGTGGTCTTCCCTTTCCCCTTTTCTTTGGGGCAATAACCTCAGACATACGCCCACTCTTTCTTTCCTGCTTGGCTGGTCTTACCGTCACAGCAATTCAGAATACTGGTTGCCCAGATACCTGTCTTACGCTCTGCCGCCATAGCTGATTGAAAGACATCCCCATTTGTAAGACAAACAACAGGAGTTTTTCTTTTCTTAATACAAATTTCTTTGTATATTTGTTTTACTGGTTTTCCCATCTTTGTCCTCTTTCAGGGAGATGATTTATATTAATAATAGACAACCCCCTTAAGGGTAGACAATAAACAGCATATAGTTTCTATAAAGTATTTTAAGGGAACTTTAATGAAGCTTAATTAAAGTAGTTTTAATCTATGTTTATAGATAAATACTATAAGGGTAGTCTTACTTAGGTGTATTTAACTACCTTGGCCTCTTGTGACCTATATAGTACTTTAGTTAACTACTTAGATTCATCCCTAGTGATCTTAATAGAATATTATAACTATCCACACTCTATCAGACTTTTACACAAATGTCAAGTCTTTTTTACATTTATTTGTAATTATTTTCAATACATCCATTTAGACATCCAATTACCTCCTATCTTCATAGGCCCTTGTGGGGACTTTAGAGACTCTCACAATACCCTATGACAGTCGCTTCGCTGGCCCTCGTGAACAGGTTCTCCATAGCATTTTCTTTATGTCTAACCTGTCCCCTATTTATCTGTAGCTAACTTCGTTGATTTTACTTGATTTTTTACTATCTCCATAACCACTTTTTAGTACTTTCTTTATCCTCTTTTTTGTGAACTTAGGAGGCTCCAGCAAAGATAACTCCACAGTCCCCACCCCTCCCCCCATTGATGAGTATACTGACGATCAGTACACTGACGATCTAAGCTACCGTGAAACAATGTCGTGAAACATAGTTATAACTTATAACGATCTAAGCAAGCCAGTGTGAGATACGTTGAAGCACCTAAAATGAGGTACTGTAAAGAACCACAGTAGTGTCAAATAACCGACATATGTCAAAAGATTGACACGTAAAAGTAATACTTAAACTGTACACAATGGCCTTGAAGTGTCAAGATTCCGACATATAAAGTAATACTAGAGTATTCAAATGCACAGTAAAGTGTTACATAATAGACACTGGCACGGTACTTGCAACGGTAAAAGCACAGTGAAACGTAGGTAAATAAAGATAAAGACTAGGGAAAACACCTAGTGACAATCTAAGTTTATCTAGGGTAACATTAACACATCATCAACTAGTCAAGGACGGACACAAAATGCAAACAGATTATCAAACAACAGGCAAACTGTATAAGAAACTAGAAGCCTTCACAAAGGGTAACTGTACCCAAGCAATGCCTAACCCTCAAACATGGTATTACTTCGGCTCAAGCGTACAGTTTAAAACTTGTAAGAGCTTTAAAGCATATTTAGAAGCCAAACACGCAAACGCTAAGTTTACTGTCTCAATTGCTAAATAAGGGTATCATCATGAAAAACCAACTAATCGACCGTATTGTTTATGTCTTAGGATTCGTGGCTATAATCCTAGTCTGGATGACGGCTTAATAAGAGGAAAGAACATTATGCAAACCAACACACACACACATACAGCTTGGCGTTCTATCGGTAACTCTATCGGGTATGTCGAAGCCGTAAACAACTCAGGCAAAGGCGACAAATACAGTTACACGGACAAAGTAGACAAGGCGTTGTCCATGTCTGAGGCACAATGCAAGGCTTTCTGCAACTACATGAGACAATGCGATTCTGTGGGTTTCTGGTCTTAATACGGCCTAGAATATCGCCTGTAGAGGCCTGTAGAGGCCTTTATGGGGGCTATTTTGCCCAACGCACTAACGTGCTATATCAGCCCTGTAAGGGCATCTGACCTAGTGAAGGACACAAAATGAAAGTAATTCCAATTATCCCTATGAAAAAGTCACAAGCCACTAGCGTTTGTGGTTCTTTATCTGTTACTAGTAAAATGCCATGTAAAAGTTACAGTTTACCTACCGAAGCTTGTATCACTGGTTACAAAATGGCACAAATTGAGGGTTCAATCTGTAATTCATGTTATGCGGATAAGGGTAACTATGCACGATATGCTAACAATATCAAGCCAGCGCAATTTGCTAGATTAGATTCTATTAACAGTGAATTTTGGGTTAGTGGCATGGTTAGCCTTATCGGTACAGATAAGTATTTTCGTTGGCATGATAGTGGCGATCTACAATCTCTTGATCACTTAGAGAAAATTGCTACAGTGGCCGAAAATACACAAGATTGTATGCACTGGTTACCTACCCGTGAATATGGCATTGTGAAAGAATACATTGCAAAACATGGTAAGTTACCTAAAAATCTAATTCTACGTTTGTCGGCTATGTATCCCGATAAACCAGTGATTGTGCCAAAATCGTTGCAAAATGTACAAAATATTGCACAATCTAATGTACACACACAAAAACCACTAGGTGAATTGTGTAACGCACCAGCTAATAATGGGGAATGCAAAGATTGTCGCCTATGCTGGTCAACTAGCACTGTATCCTATGCCTTGCACTAAAAAAGGGTAAACAATGATTAAAACAATGCTAGCAAAGTATAAGGGCACGTGTGCTCTATCGGGTGCACCTATATACCCTTATGATCAAATAAAATATGATACGGTTACTCGTAAGGCTTGGCTTGTAGAGCACGGGGATTGTAATGTAAACCCTCAAGCTAATGTAGATAATGGTAGATATATCTCTGACGTTATACGTATAGGTAAGAATGAATTTTATAGGAATAAACAAGGCCGTTGTATTGATGCACCCTGTTGTGGATGTTGTACAATATAACACGCTATAAAATTGTAGCGTATAGGGGCTTATATCGGCCTCTATGCGGTGTAATTTTGCACCTACATTCTATTAACCTAGGACGGGATAACCTATGCTTAAACCTTACACTGAACGACAAAAGACTCTTATCGTTAATAATATTGTGAAAGCTTGTAGCGATATTGAGCATTTAAACTCTACGGGATATAAGTTTATCTATCTTGCTAGCGGTTTTATAGCGCATTACAATCTGAACGGGTTCAAAGCCCACTATGGCCGATATTCTTTAAAGAAAGATATTGAGAGTAACGCTAAAGCCAATATGTGGAATAACTTTACACCTAGCGATCGTGATTATGATTATTACATGTCCAAAAAAGATATTTATCAACGTATTTTAGGCCAATTAGTAGCCAATGACGAATTGGATGCTATACAATTCATGCGTGATCATTTTACAATCGTTCATATTGGAGGTTAAACCATGTCACAACAACACACAGTAAGATATTTCATCTACGATGAAGAATTAGACTTCAAAGATGACCCTGACCCGATTATAGAGTGTACAGAGGACGTATTCTTGGCTTTTGATGGGTCTATAACCTATGAACGACATACAGTACATCAGAATGGATGTGCTCAGATTTGCCTTACAAAATACCCTAAATGGATGGAGTAATCATCATGAACGCAGAGAAAACAATCATTCTGGCACGAAAACACCTAGGTGGTGACATGGAAAGTAGTGCTCGCCTATGCTTGGCTGATGCTATCAGTCTTTATGACAAAGGCGACAAAGAATATGCCAAAAAAAGAGCTTTAGACTCTCTGAAGTACTCTATCGGCATTCTTCACCCAGATTACAAGAAAGCAGAGGGCTGATAATGCTACATAAAGACAAATTCTATGAGCTTGAGCGTCAAGCTTGGCGTACAGATAACCCATTGTATGACGAATTGATTAAGACTAGACAGGAAATAGTGTATTTGCTAAGGATTGCTCAATCGGTAGCATCACGCTATGATTGTGTAGTGAATAACGCATTCGACCCTGACGATTATGCGTCAACAGCACTGTGGGCAACATTTATTAACCATATTGACTCATTGGAGAGGGAATCGGGAGAGAACCTATGAACAACACACTTAAAATCTTAATGGCTAACATTAACCACGTAATTCGCAACGATGACACTGCGACCATTGGTGATGGTGTCTTTGATGCGAAAGAGCTTCAAAGCCTCATTGACCTGTATAAGGCCGCACAGTTGGCTGAAGAAGCCCTATTATTTGACTATGGTGGGGAACCTCTACCTTCACTTGAAAAAGAGGCATTAGTTGCTTTAAGGGCTGTACTATGACAACCTTCATTAATCATATTGATTCACTTGAGAGAGAAAGCGGGGAAAACCTATGAAAAACTTTACTGTACACGCTTCGAGCGTTGTTTATTACACTTTGAAAATTGAGGCTGAAACCTTAGAGGAAGCCTACAAAATAGCAGAGGAAACCTCAGGGGATGCCTTCAAAGAGGTTGATCTGGGGGATTGGTCTATCGACAATCTAGTGGAGATTACATAACCATGACAATGTTAATACTTTATTACACAGTTGACTTAATCTTGGAGTATGACCTATGGTAAATTGTCCTAAATGTAACTCCAATGATGTAGACCATGCAACCACTGGTTTGCCTGATGCTATGCAATGCTTAGACTGTGGGTATTTATTCCACACTCAAGTGATGGGCTTAATGTCGGCATGGCCTTTCCCTACGTCTTTGAAGCCTCAAAAGCATGGATTACCTAAATACAACCCTAACAATGAACCAGATGCGCCCATGTAAGCCCTTAAAACGGCCTAGAAGGTGGGTAAAACAATCAACCAATGGCAAGGTAGCCTGAAAGGACAATAATGCATTGTAGCGCTTGTGATCGACTGTTAACAGAATTTGAAGCCACAAGAAAAAAGGCTTACACGATGGAATATCTCGATTTGTGTAAGGTTTGCTTTGAGGATGTAAAGGGTTTGTTCCCTGTGATTGAACGGAGAGACCTCATCACTGAATCAGACCTAGACCTTGAAGGGGATGATGATGGCCTTGAGTGTACGGACACAGAGGCCGTAATAGACTACATAGATAACTACAAAGATAACTATGATAGTTAGAATACACTTTATAAGATAATACACTATTAAAGATAAATACATCTTTATAAGTAAAGTCTTTAAAGTATTCTCATAAGTAATACAGCAAGAAGTATGCCAAGAATGTATATTTGTTGTTTGTCTTTTAACAAAGAGGGGTAAATGTAATGAATAATGCTTATATAACGGTAGGTATTGACATTGACACAGCAGAAAACATAACTGCTAAAGTCCTTGAACAACAGTTTTGGGATATTGAACCATTGATAGGTGGTTGTCCCTTGTTTTCAGAGGATCATGAAGAAAATGATCGTTTAACAGAGGAATTGAGGGATGCTTTTGTTAAGGTCTTGGAGTACAATGGGGTTTACATCGTCAAAAAGAAAAGGGGTAAATATGTCCGGAGGGCAAAGGGATGATGAACAATGAACGACTGAGAGAACTTGAGCAACAATCTGTTGTCTATACCGATGATGATGATGATGGTTGGGATTTTGATCGCTGGAAGTTTGCAGAGTTGATTGTTAGGGAATGTGGGAACTTTACTGATTCAGTTACACGGAAATTGATGCTGCAACATTTTGGAGTTAAAGAATGAACGAAAATGTAAATGAATATGGTGTCTCTGACAAAGAGGTAGATGATTGGGTTTTCAAAGAGGAAGCACACTATCACCACACAATCCAAGATGTAGCTGAGTTAATCTCTGTCTATGGTTGGCATCAGGTGCTTCAAGACATCCTAACAGCGGAGTTAAAGATATGATCTTGTCACTCTTTGTCTTTGTTTTAACTTTTATAAAGGTATCTTTGAAATGAGTAAAGCAACAATCACCTTTGACCTTAGCATTCCAGAGGATGCCTACGACTACAAGTGCTCTATGAAGGGCATGGATGCCTGTATTTTGCTTGAACAGATACAACATATCCTAAAGCAGTATCGTGAGAATGAAATGCTTTTAGACAATGCCATGTTGGACATTGCAGAGTCTATTGAAGGTTGGGTATCACCATGACAACAGGATGGAGAAAGAAACTGATTATGATGGAACAACAACAACAACAAATGGAAAAGCTAGACCCCTTAGAGGTGGTTAAGCTCATGGTAGAGGCTCTTGATGAAGCCTATGAAGCGAGTGTAAGTAACTCATCAAAACGACCTGAGTGGGTTGGGCTGACGGATGAGGATATGGGTCAGTGGGTTGAGGAAGAGCATGATGTTCTTCGATGGGCAGAAACCAAACTAAAGGAAAAGAACGGCTATGCTTAACTACATTCTTAACTTATTGTTACCAAGTACAAGGGGAAAGCTATGAAGAAGTCAGATGGAGGCAAGGGTAGCTCACCACGGCCTTACAGTGTTTCACAAGAGGAATACGCTAAACGATGGGACATGATCTTTGGTCGTGATCTTGACGAAGAACCGCCATTTGAAGAAGATTTTGAAGAGGAAGATGACGATAGTCTTAGGTGTGTACGCTGTGGCGGTGTAGATACGATGTACAAGTCTCCCAATGGGATGCACCTTATCTGTGACCAATGCGGATATGCTGAACGTATCTTAGCGTCGGAGGACTATTGACCTATGACACCACAAGATGAAATCATTGAGATGGCTAAACAGGCTGGCTTATTGGACATGGATTACGAGATAGGCCAATGGGAAATACATGAGTTCACAATCTTTGCCAAACTGGTAGCAGAGGCCGAAAGAGAAGCGTGTGCAAAGGTATGCGAAGCTATGCCGTATAGAGCCGCTAGTGCAAGCAAAGCCGCAGAAGCAATCCGAGCACGGGGGCAACAAACATGACAGCAGTACTAGCTTCAAAGTTCCACAGCGGTTCCCGCTTTATCAAGCACATAGCCTGTGAGAAGTGTGGCTCTAGCGATGGGAACGCTCTCTATGACGATGGGCACACCTACTGCCATGTATGTCACACTTACAGCAATCTTGTTGTAGAACATGGCTATGTAGAAACGCCTACAAAACCACACAAATCATCGGAAGTCAAAGTTATGAATTACAACACACACAAGGGTGAAATCAAAGCAATCCCTGAGCGAGGTATCCTACAAGCTACCTGTGATGCCTACGGGGTGCGACAGGACGCTACAAGACACTTCTACCCTTACTTTGACAGTGATGGTAAGGAAGTAGCTCAGAAGGTACGCAATGTTGAGAATAAGAGCTTCTCAGTAGAGGGTCAGTGGTCACAGGCTGCCTTGTTCGGTCAGCACCTGTATCAGAAGGGTGGTAAGTACATCACTATCTGTGAGGGTGAACTAGATGCTCTAGCGGCTTACCAGATGACAGGATCTAAGTGGCCTGTTGTGTCTATCAGGAACGGGGCTAGCGCAGCCTTGAAGGACTGTAAAGCTAACTATGAATACCTAGATAGCTTTGAGGCGATTGTGCTCTGTTTCGACGCAGATGATGCTGGGATTAAGGCTTCCAACGAGGTAGCTGAACTCTTTGGCTCAAAGGTTAAGATTGTTAAACACTTAAAGGATTGTAAAGATGCTTGCGACTATCTCAGTAACGGACGAACAACTGAATTTGTTAATCAGTGGTGGAGAGCTGAAACTTACGTGCCCGATGGAATTGTGGCAGCGTCTTCCCTATGGTCAACAGTCAACACTCCGGAGCCAGCAGCTGAGGCTTTCTATCCATTCAAAGGACTCAACGACCTCCTCTATGGCCTTAGACAGTCGGAACTCATTACTGTCACCGCTGGATCAGGCCTTGGAAAGTCTCAATTCCTTCGAGAGATCTTGTTCAACATTCTTAACACAACTAAATGGAACATCGGAGGAATGTTTCTCGAAGAATCCGTTAGAAAGACTGCAAGAAGTATTATGTCTCTCCACGCAAATAAGAAGTTGCATTTACCAGATACTCCTGTCTCAGAAGAGGAATTAAAAGATGCTTTCAACGCTACTCTTGGTACTGATCGTATTTATCTTTTTGATCATTTTGGTTCCCTTGCTATCGATAACGTACTTAATCGTATCCGATACATGGCCAAAGCCTGTGATTGCAGGGTCATTTTTCTTGATCACATTAGCCTTATTATCTCTGGTATGGATGGGGGAGATGAGCGCAAGAGCATTGATGTCTTGATGACTAAGCTTCGTACTCTGGTTCAAGAGCTAGAGATTACCCTTATCTGTGTATCTCACCTCAAACGACCTAACACTGACAAGGGTCACGAGGATGGACAGGCAGTATCGTTGTCTCAGCTACGTGGCTCAGGCGCTATCGCTCAGTTGTCTGATGCAGTCATTACCTTGGAACGTAACTCAATGAGTCCCGATGCTAGTGTAAGACACACCACCAAGGTAGCAGTTGCTAAGAATCGTTATAACGGTCTCACAGGGCCAGCTTGTAACTTGAAGTATGACTTGGATACAGGTAGAATGTACGAGACTGTGATGGAGGAGCTATGATTGAAATGATGATCGTAGGTAGCACAGGCATAGGCTACGCTGTTGTAGGGGTGCTACAAGGCTTAAAAGGGGAGTACTCTAACATGGCTATATGGCTAGGGTATTCCATTGCACAGGTAGGCTTGTTCCTAAATTTAAAATGACCATTAAAACAACACTTGCACCTAACGCACCGTGGTATACTGCTGAAGAGCTTGTGTGGCCTACAGTGTACGTGAAACCTGTTTATGTGCCTAAGAAACCTAAGAAAAGGACACACAGGGCTAAACCATCTAACATTGACAAGAAGTTTGAACTATGGTTAAATTCTTTGGAGAAAATCAAATGATAAACATTAGTAACTTGACATTGGAAGAACAAGAGCGTATTGCTTATATTGAAGGCAACTTAGAAGTAGCTAAACTTCTAGGTAAGATTATGGACGTTCAAGCTGAATTAGTAACCTACGAAGAGGAGGTATGGTGGAATGATTAACGAACACGACATTAATGACATGTGGGATAAAGAGACACAAGAGGCTTACCTTAAGTGGGCTGAGGATTATGGTTTAGACTATGAGCCTTGGATTGGTCAGCCTGATGTATCTGCTGCTTGGCTAGCCGCTGTGAAGTGGTATAGAGAACATATCAGTATGAAGCCTATTATTGAGGTGGATAAATGATTGACAACTACGAACGATTGGTTGGTAGGCTTATGGACTTGGAGACTAAGTTCT